GTAGAAAGTATGTCCGTATATATGCCACAAGAAAAACCTGTTAAAGGTAAAAAAGAAAAGCCTAAAGAAATGCCAAAGCCAGGTTCATATACCTCAGAAGATTTAATGGGGTCTAAAAAGATTCCTACTAAAGGAGGTTACCAGTAATGGCCCATTATTATGGCTATAAAGAAAAAGTTACTGATGAACAATTAATTAACTTAATTGAAGCTGGAGTTCAAAATTCAGTAGGAGATTGGCTTAATTCTTCTGATCTTGCTTATGAGCGTATACGTAGTACATATGAATATGCCGGAGTACCTACAGGACATTTAAGTCCTCAAGGTGTTTCTAGTATTGTAGATACTTCTACTACAGAAACTGTTGAAGCTTATGCAGCTATCTTATCAGATTTATTTTTAAATAATCAAAGATTAGCTAGATTTATTCCTTATAATGATTCTCCAAATGCATTTAAAAATGCTAAAGACGCTTCATTATTAGTTAATTATTGTTTATTTAAACAAAATGATGGATGGGCTATTTTAGAAGCATGGATGAAATGTGCTTTGCTTTGGAAAAATGGTGTTATCCGTTGGGATTATGTCGAAGACTATGAATATGTCTTTGAAGAATATGATCGCATTACACAAACTAAACTTGATACATTATTGTCAGAAGATAATATTGAAATTGTAGGTGAACTTAACTTTGAAAATGAAATTTCCTTAGAAGGAAATACTGAATTTGTTTATGTAGATGTTCGTCTTCGTAGAAAAATTAATAAATCAAAAGTTAAATTAGAATTAATTCCACCAGAATCTTTCCGTATTTCTCGAGATGCATCTTCTATTGAGAATTCTGATTTTGTAGGTTTACAATCTACTTACACTCGTTCTGAAATGAGAAAGATGTGGCCAGAAGTTTCTGAAAGTCTTTCTGAAGATGATTGGAATGAAATGGGTTCTAATGATTGGAATGGTAACACACGTTATAGTGAAGATGTTGCTGCTCGTAAATTAGTTACAGGCCAAGAATATTGGCAGGGATCTACAAATTTAGATCTCACACCGCTTGAGGCGAACCGTGAAGTTACGGTAACCGAGTGTTGGATGAAAGTCGATAGAGACGGGGATGGTATTGCAGAGCTGAAGCGATTTATTCTGGCAGGAACTCATATCCTGTTAGAAGAAGATGTTGATATGATACCGCTTGCTTCATTGTCTCCCATCAATATTCCGTTCGAGTTTTACGGCTTATCCATCGCTGATTTCACGCGTTCGTCCACCCTAGCATCTACTGCAATTTTGCGGGGATTTGTTGAGAATACTTATTTAACTAATTATTCTCCAAAGCTTGCAGATCCAAATGTAGTAGACTTTAGTGCGCTTCAAAATATGAAGCCTAAGCAGATTATTCCTACTAATGGAAATCCAGCAACTGCTGTGTCTGCAATGGTTCCTGAAGCTATGAGTACTGGTACTGTACCTTTGCTTGAACACTTACAAATGATTAAAGAACAAGCTACAGGTATGTCTAAAGCAGCTCAAGGGCTTAATGATACGCTTTATGTTTCAGGTAACTCTGAACAAAAGTTAGCAGCTGTTCAATCAGCTTCTCAAAAGCGTATTCAACATATTGCTCGAAGATTTGCTGAAACTGGTTTTAAACGTTTATGTCTTGGTGTTTATCAAACTATGCGTAAATGTATGAATCAAAAAGTTACTTGTACTATTGCACAATCATTTGCTGAAATTAATCCTTCTGAATTACCTTATAATCTTGAGTGTGAAATCTTTGTTGATATTGGAGAAAACTCTAATCTTAATAAAATTCAAAAACTTAAGTCTATTGGTCAAGAAGTATTACCGGGTCTTAAAGCTCAAGGTGTTGGTCTTATTGTTAAGCCAGAAGCACCTGCTACATTAGCTACTCAATTAGTTGAAGCTATGGGATTAGACTCTAATGATTTCTTTGTAGATTATACTACAGATGAATTCAAACAAAAAGCAGCAGAAGCTATGCAAAAGCAACAACAAGAAGCTGAACAAGCTAAACAACTTGAACTTGCTAAGGCACAAGCAGATGTACAATTGCAACAAGCAAATGTAGGTTATACTCAAGCGCAAGCACGTAACACTGTAGACGATAATAGTCGTCAATTAGCTATTGCTATTGATAGACATTATCAAGAGTGGGCTGATATGGCTATTAAAGCTGTTAAAGAAGGAGCAGAGATTCCTCCGCATCCTGACTTTAGTGAAGTAATAGCTATGACACAACAAATTATGAATCAAGGACAATAATGGAAAAATACCGAAAGGCAGGCGAGAAGAGCCTGGGTAATAAAGTTCATCCAGATATGATCGCTAAAGAAGCTCTTGTTAAATCAGAGTTTGCCTCTAAAGAAAGACAAGACTTCTTTGACGATGCTTATGGAGAACTCTTAGTAACATATTTTATGCACTGGCTTAAAACTGATCCACATGAAACAAAGACAAGAGAATTTATTTATAACTCTGCTTTAGCATTAGGTGATGTAAGAACTAAGTTAGTAGAATATGAAACACTAGGAAAAAATGTTAAATTTATGGAGGACAATAAAAATGCGTGATATTAATTATAATCAAGTTCTAGAAAATGTTAATGATATGATTAATCTTTTAGAATATGATGCAATGAGAAGTCCGGGTAAAACTAAAGTAAATGCAGATAATTTAGTTAGTTTATATACCCTTAAAGATCGTTATACAGCAGTAGTAGCTCCTACTGTAAAAGAAGAAGCAGTAGTAGAAGCTCCTGTTAAGAAAACTGTAGGTCGCCCTGCAAAGGCAAATACAGAAAAATAATTTGAGGATTTAAATTTATGAATACTGAAGCAAACGAATCTCTACCCACGGATGACATTCCTGCCGAAGTCAATGGTCCAACCGAAGCTGAACTCTTGGATGCTGTTTTGTCACAATCACAATTTGTGTCTGAATCGCTACCCGAAGAAGAGATTCCTGAAGTTGACCCGTCTGAATCAGAGGAAGAAGACCCAGAAGAATCTGATGAAGTCGTTAATGAAGATTATGAAGAAGACAATGATACTGAAGAAGAAGTAACTGAAGATGAGGATGCTACGGCTACCCAAGATACTACAGTTTATTCTATGGATGATCTTGACTTAGATGCACAAGTCACTGTTAAAATTGATGGTGAAGAAGTTAATGTATCTTTTAGTGACCTTATTAAAGGTTACTCTACTGAACAATCTTTATCAGCAAAGGGTCGTGAACTAGGTGAAGCACGTAAAGAACTAGAAGCTGAACGTGAAGCCCAAATTGCCGAAATTAATAAAATTGGTCAAGCTAGTGCTGCTGTTCTATTGCAAGATGAACAAAATTTTGCTAAACAGTATCATGATATTGAAGCTAAAATTAAAGAAGCTAGAGATAATGGTGATACTTATGAATTGTCAGAACTTAAAGACCAACGTGAACAAGCTCAGCAAAATTATTGGGGCGCACGTAAAAAACGTGAAGGCATTATTTCTCAAATGGAAGAGCAACAAGGTGCTATCTATGAGAAACAATGGGAAGAATCCTTACAATATTTTAACAATACAATTGAAGAATATGTTCCAGGCTTTAATGAAGAAATGGCTGCAGATATTCGAGAGTTCGCTCTCCAAGAAGGAATTGCAGAAGAAGTCGTAGATACTATTGTAGATCCAGTATTAGTTAAATTTGTTAATGATTATCGTTTAATGAAACAAGGAATTACTAAAGGTGAAGCAAAACGTAAAACAGTTGCCACTAAAAAGATTCCTGTTAAAAAAGCGAAGAGTTCAAATGAAAAGAAAGCTAATCAAGATGCAATGGTAAAGGCTCGTGCCTTTAAACAAGATGCATCTAAAGATGATCAAATGGCTTTTCTTAAACAACTTGCTTCCAGATCTCTTGGTGAAACATAATTTCACTTTAATATAAAAATAACAATTCGGAGGCTATAATGGCTATTGTTGCAGGTCGTTCTGCGGGAACAGGTGGTAATAACTCACCAGTTACTTCAGGATCAAACGGCAAAGACGTATCAAATCGCGAAGATTTGGCAAACTTTATTACAATGATTACCCGTGAAGAAACACCTTTTACTTCTTCAATTGGTAAAGCAAAAGCTACTGCTATTTATCATGAATGGCAAACAGATGAGCTAGCAGCTCCAGGTGATTCTAAGCTTGCAGAAGGTACAGAATTCGCTGCTGCTGACGTAACAGTCGGTCCTCATCGTACTCGTTTGGGTAATTACACTCAAATTAACGGTAAACAACTTGCGGTATCAGGTACTCGTCGTGCTGTAGATCAAGCAGGTGTTGCGGATGAATATGCATATCAACTTAAAAAGCGTGGTACAGAACTTCGCCGGGATGTTGAATTTGATGTAGTTCATTCTTACAGTGTTGC